CTTCTAGAGGATTAGAAGTCTCCATAATCTTTCTTCATATATCTACCTAGAATATTGCTATTATAATATGCAGGGGTTCCATCGTCAAGAGCCTCTATCAAAACATTATTTAAGAACAATTGCTTGGTTTCTTCGTAGTTAACCTTTCCGAGAGTGGTATGAAGTGACATAATCTCTCTGGAAAAGTTGTCCTTTCCATATCTGGATATGTCGGATTTGAGTTCTGGGGAACTTCCATAATACTTCTTCCAATCTGACTCAGAAGTAACTCTTCTCTTTCCACCCTTAGGTTTCCGTTTCTGTACGAAGTACTTTCTACCGATGTATTTCTTACCTGTTGTTTTATTTGTAATACAGTAGACGTAACCGAAGAAGTCGCCAATATCATCAGAAGTGAAAGCTGTACCTTTGTAGTACCAGGGATTTTCATACTGCTCCATCTTCAGCAGGTGGTTCTGGTGTTGGAGGTTCCTCTACATCTGCTAGAATATTATCAATCTCAGTAGCAGAGAACTTACCTGTTGCTTCTAGTTCATCTCTTTTACTGATAGCACCTGCAGGAGGATCATATGGCTCTGGTGTTACAGGTGTCTCGTCTGGAGGAGTCTTGGTGGGATCTGTAATGTTCTTCCATATATCACCAATATCCTTTAGTTCTTTAGGATCTAATGTAGGTTGCATAACTAATACAAAATTATTATAAAGATATTTAGACACAAAAAAAGAGGATTAAGAATCCTCTGTATCTTCATATACTTTATATGCATCGTATTCACCGAACAACCATGCATCTGCTTTTGCTGCTTCACGATATGCTTCGATACTCATATCTTTCAAACCTTTTACCTCTGATTCAGTTTCAATAATTCTAACTTTAGGTTTTGTTTTTTCATCCCACTCTTTATGAATCTCTTTGATTTGTTCATCTACACTGTTCATTTCCATTTTGATTTTACCTTCAATCCAAATTTCTTTCAACCATGCAACAAATCCTAATGCTAAATGTTGTATAAATGGGTTCTTAAATTTTTTCTTAACCCACCTCTCTGCCTTTGCATACCAAGGGTCTGTACCCTTACCGAACTGTTTTTCAAATTCTATTTTCATTTTAATAAGATGAATCTATAAGTGATGCTTCATCTATATCAATTTCAGAATATGAAAGGCCATCCCAGTAGGAATGATATAGCCTTCCCCAAATAACATCGAACTCTTCTTGATTCAAATTTTTAAATAAACATTTTTCATGTAGATATACATGAAATGTTTTATTAGAGTTTAAAACCTGAGAATGTGTCCTTTTTAACATCTTGTTTGATTCCTCCAACAATGTAAGATTCGACTTCTGTTTCCTGTGGTGCAACTTGTAATCCTTTTGAGGATATCCAATGCTCTGTCCAAGGTAATGGATTGTTTCTAATCGGTACATCATAAACAGGTTTAAGACCTATTGATCTCATACGCTTGTTAGCAACCCACTCAACATACTGTTGTAGTAACTTATCATTAAGTCCAATCATAGAACCATCTTTAAAGAGATACTCTGCCCATCTCTTTTCCTCATCAACAGTATTCATAAATGCTTGGATTAACCATGGTTCTTGCTCCTTAGCAATCTGAACCATTTCTGGATCGTCACCTTTTTTCCAATTATTTAGAATGTTTTGGGTGATTGCGAGGTGTTGATTTTCATCTCTGGCAATGAGTGATATAATTTTTGCACTTCCTTCCATGAGCTTGAGTTCACCAAAAGCAAAACTACAAGCAAAAGATACGTAAAAACGGATACCCTCAAGAATGTTAACATTAGCAACTGCCCTATATAAATGTTTTTTAAGATCTCTACGTGACCATTCAGCATTGATGTGATCTTTCCAACCCTCTCTCCAATTGTTACTTTGATCATACTCATGTGCTAGATTAATAAAATCATCATATGCTTTAGTAACACTGGATGCACGTTCTAGGATTCTTTCGTCAGTAAGAATAGTATCAAACACCTCAGAGGGATCTGAATATACATTCTTAACTATGTAAGTGTATGAACGACTATGAATCATTTCCATAAGTTGCCATACATTCATACAACCTTCCAACTCAGGAAGAGAACAATATGGTGCAAAAGCCATACCAGGTGCACGACCTTGAACACTATCTAACATTGTTTGGTACTTTAAGTTAGATGTAAAGATATGCTTTTGTTGATCATCTAATTGTTGATAATCTCCCCTATCTTTCTGTAAGGAAACTTCTTCTGGTCTCCAGAAATATCCTAACTGAGACTTAGTTAAGTTCTCAAATGCAGGGTACTTGAAACCATCATATCTCTGAACACCTAAAGGTGCACCAAAAAACATTGGTTGTTTTTTAGTATCAACTTGTTCTGTATTAAATACAGTCATTGAATCAACCACTTTTCTCCTCGTAGTAGAATTTGTTTTAAATTGCACAGCTCTCGCAGACCTCCTCTTCTGAATCCATTATATCATCGACTAAAGATTTTAACTCATTATCTTTATCATCCGCATCTACATCATCTGACTTATTATCATATGTGTTTTGATAATAAGAAGTCTTCCAACCGTACTTATATGTAGTTAAAAGATCTTGTGCCATCACTGAAGTAGGAACCTCAGCACCTTCATATTGTTGTGGGTTATAACTCCAGTTTCCGCTAATCGCTTGATCGAAGAATTTCTGCATAACAGCAACAATGTTAATATATCCAACATTGCTAGGCATCTCCCAAAGAAGCGTATAGTTATTCTTAAGGGTGTTATAAGAAGGAACAATTTGCTTAAGAGGGCCTTTCTTAGATTTTTTAACTGAGAGATAATCTCTTGGTGGTTCAATACCATTCGTTGCATTACAGACAACTGATGATGATTCGGATGGCATTTGTGCGGATAAGGTACTGTTTCGTACTCCATATTTTTTAACATCGTTTCTTAATGTGTCCCAATCATAATGTAATTCATTAGGAACAATCTCATCAACGTCTTTTTTGTATGTGTCGATAGGTAATATACCGTGAGAATATTTAGTATTATCAGAATATTCACATGCACCTTTTTCTTTTGCAAGTTGTACGGTTGATTTAATTAGATTATATTGGAATGCTTCTGTAAGATCATGTACCAATTTCCATGCTTCTTTATCCCCATAATTAACACCATTCTTAGCAAGATAGTGTGCTAGTCCTATGAAACCAACACCGAGTGATCTACGTGCCTTAGTTGCGATTTCTGCTGCTCTGACGGGGTATCGTTGAAAATCAATAAGTTCATCAAGACTCCTAACAGTAAGATCGCAGAGGCTTTCAAGATCCGAAAGATCCCTAATTTTGCCAATATTAATAGCAGAAAGGATACAGAGAGCAATTTCCCCAGAGTCATCGTCAATATGTTGTATAGGTTTAGTTGGTAATGTAATCTCTTGACACAAGTTACTCATCTCTACTTTATCAATAAATGATGAGTGAGAATTGCAATGGTCAATGTTCATTATGTATATTCTACCAGTTTCTGCTCTTTCTTTCAAGAGGTCAAGTATTAATTCTTGAGCTCCGACTGTGATTCTTGGGATGGATTCATCCAATTCGTAACTGCAATATAACCCATCAAACTCAGGGGTGCCAAAACTCTCATACAAGTTAGGACAATCATGAGGGGAAAAAAGCGAGATTTCTTTATTGTCGATAAACCTTTGATAAAATAATTCACTTAACTGGATACTGTAGTCGAGTTTTCTGACTCTGTTGTCTTCTGTTCCTTTGTTGTTTTTGAGGACGAGGATGTCTTGGATTTCCTGATGCCAGATAGGAAAGTGGACAGTAGCTGATCCTCCTCTGATACCGTTTTGCGTACAGCATCTGACAGTTGACTCAAATTTTTTAAGGAAGGGGACCACACCTGTGTGCTGAACTTCTCCACCCCTGATTTTAGAATTGATTCCCCTGATTCGACCTGCGTTAATACCGATACCAGCCCTCTGTGCGACATATTTGCCAATAGCCATATCACTGCTAAAGATACTATCGAGGGTGTCATCA